TACAAAATCAGTTTAACACGATGTCCATTATGTTAACCCAGAATATCTGAAAGTGTTACACGCATTTGCAAACTGTTACTGGAAATGTAACCAAACTGGCAAACTGTGGACAACTTGCCCTCTGATCTGTGGATAACCTGTGGATAACTTTTATATTTCGCATTCTGAAAAGTATTTTCTGGTCGGTGCTGGAGAGGGAGAGGGGCGGGTGGTGCATTATCGGGGTACATTGTCATCGCAATGCGGTTTGGATGACATTGTTATTGTCAATGAAAATGATAGCGATTTCTCATTATCAAATTCTTAATAAATCTACGCTAAAACCTAACCCATCAATACCGCTAGAACGCATTAAAACCGCCCGTAAAGGCACTGCAACTAGCTATCCTTATCTACCCCTAAGAAATCCTTTAGGTCGTGCTGTGGGCGGTATCCTAGTTCCCACAAAATCGCAAAGCATTCCAGTGCATTCTTGAACCCAAGGGAAATGTCTCCACGACCAGCACAGGCAAGAATTGCCCTGTCTGCATCAGTCAGAACCCTGTTGAAATGGGTTGTGTGTACGCTTGCTGGTCTAGCCATGACTCAAAGGCTTGTACTTAGCTTCATAGGGCTCACCAAAGAAGATCGCATCTAGGTCTTCTTCCATGTCATCAAAGCCTGAACCTTGAGCAAATCCTTCTTTGGGCGTGAACTTAGTCATCCTTGCAGTTGGGGACAGGGCTTTAGCCTTGATGATGGTCTGCACCTGTGGCTCTTGTAGAAACAACTCAATTTCTTCAAGAGTCCAGATGTTCCCATTGTTGATGTCTTTGCGGTGGGTCTGGAGTTCGACTGCATCGTTCTCTGTTCTGACCACAACCATCGGAACTCCTCGGACTGACTTCCACTCAAGGAACTGGATGGGCGGGTTGGGTTCAATCTCATTTTCCAAAGCCCACTTCTCCAAAGCATCGAAACCTTTGCACATCCCGTTAACTGCTTTATGCAGCTTGTCGAGGTCACCCATATCCAAGGCATCCCAAACTCTACCCATTTGCAGCCAAACCTTAGTCCTAAACTCAATGTCAACTAAAGTAATCAATCGGTCAACTCCCCATTTCTCGTAGTGCTGACCCTTTTTACGCTCAAGTTCCACCAGCACAGCGTTAGACTGAATCTCCCACTGCGTTGCCTGTCTAGCTGGCTTGATGACTTCAGGAACATCTTTCCTCGACCTTGACCTAACCATTTTTAAAACTCCTTAAACAAAAGACAAAGAGACAAAGCGACAGGAGACAAACCCCTTGTATATATACAAGGGGTGGTTTGTCCCCTCTTCCTCGCAGAGACATTTGGGACATTTGTCCCCGTTTGTCTCGTTTGTCACTGGATGAACGTACAGCATCTAAATATCTGAAGTAGGCTTTAACCAAACCCAACCAGAGCCAATTACAACTTTATTAACGGCTACAAGTCTCTCCCTTGCCCGTAGCCAAGCCTTCTTAAAGGCTGCCTTATCGTCATCAGTACAGCCCTTCATGCTCCAGAATTCATCCTTCCAATCATCCAAACTCACGCCAAACCTACTAGTACCATCTACTACACGATATGAACCTTTAGCCTTAATCGCTTTATACAGAGAATCTAATTCAATGCGTTGATTCCCACCGCTACCAGCATTGTTTTTCGATCCTTTAGGGTTGCTACCAGCTATGTCTTGGTTCTGCCTAACGGCTAATGAAGTGATGACCTCGAACCCTAAATCTGATGTTCCGATCTCAATTAGTACGACTTCAAATCCTATGACGATAGAGTCAGACCCGTCTTTCTGCTTTGTGGTGGTGATCGTTCCAGACCCTTTGACGCTTGGGTCTGCTGAGTTGATGACGCTATCTAGCCTATTGATTTCAAGTTCAGTATCTACTGCACCAAGCAAGCTGGAGTGACCTCGTAGTCCACGGGTTACATCTTTACCGCTGTGATGGATGACCATAATGGCGCAACCAAAGATGGATTGGATTCTTCCTATTTGCGTGATTACTGACCCCATATCTTCCGAGGAGTTCTCGTTAAAGCCATTACCACTCATACGCATCAAGGTGTCTAGGATGACTAATTGCAGTGGCTCATCAATTTGCGCTATTAAGTCATTGATTGAATTGATTAATGCCTCAAACTCCTCTGGACTTGATCTAAGGTTGATTTGCGATCTAATGACATACAGGTTTGCACCATCTGGACTATTGTTTTGAATCTTGCAAGCCTTCACCCTAGCACCTAGTCCACCATGTCCTTCGCCCGCAATAATGAGTACAGCCCCTTTTTGCGGGATTCTGCAACCCATCCAATCTCTACCAGTGGCTATTGCTTCAGCCATGTCCAATGCTAGAAATGACTTCCATGACGCAGGGGGAGCAAACAATGCACAGAATGCTCGTTTGGGCAGTATGTCCTGAATCAACCACTCAACTGGTTCATCTTTTATGCTGTCCCATGACTCGACAAGGAATCTAGACTTTGCGGCTTCTTCGGCTGCTTGCGGAGTCTCTAACAGGTACAACAATCTTTGTGGAGTGTGAACATCTGTAGGGGACTCCACAACAGGACAGGCTTTCGCTATTTGCGCCAGCAAGGTGCGAGAACCATCGTATCTGTTGACCCACTCGTAAGCATCTTCTTTGGGATTTGATAGGTTCAAGTCCAAGACCCTGACGCTTTTGGCGAATGGTATGAGTGCCTCTGTCACCTTTTGGGCGTAGTGCCAACCTACTAAGTCGTTATCTGGCACTACTACCACGTTGGCATCCTTAAAGTATTGGTTTAAGTCATCATTCCAACCACCAGCGCCAGCATGACTTGTCGTAGCCACCACGCCCAAGCTGCCCAAGGCATCTGCCGCTTTCTCACCTTCTGTTATGTAAACAACCCTACCAGCGGCTGTTGCCTGTCGCAGTTCGGGCAGCTTGTAAGGGACAAGTCTGCAATCTCCCAACTTGCCCACTCTTGTGCCATCTGGCATAACTCTCAAGGTCTTATATGTCTTGCCTTTGGAGTCAAAGGTCTTGAATCTTTGCTTGATGAACAGGCTGATGCCTTCTTCATCTGTGTAATGCCATTCATGCTCTAGCACTGGTGTAGAGATGAGTGGTATGGGTTTCATCGGTTTGATACTGTCGAGGTAGTCAGGTCTATCAGGTAGTGCTGGCAGGAGTCCCATATCTTTGATGGTTGAGAAGACTGTATGTTGATCGCAACCGCTGTGACACTTGAATAGGAAGTTGCCATCATCCGACATTGAGATTGAGAGGCTTGGATGCTTGTCTCCGTTGCCTTGCCCATGACTAGGTACGGGGCAACTAGCTAGATAACCATTGCCTACCTTTTTTGCGTTACCCAAACTGGACGCTATTTCTTGTGCTGACATTTAGTTATCTTTATTAAAGGGACAAAAAAACCAGAGTTCTCCCCCGAAAACTCTGGTGCTGCTGAGTGCTAGGGGTTAGCTAAACATCTCGTCATCTTCCAATGATGGTGCTGGCTTAGAGGGTGCTGGCTTGCTAGGTGCGGGTTTAGCTGGTGCTGCTACTTCAGGGTCAAAACCACCAGTATTGTCATCTGACAACGCCGCTGGTCTAGCCACCCAACCTGTGACAAGGAACTCAGGTACACGGGTTGAGCCTTTACCGACCTTTTCGGGGCGTGAACCCTTGTACTCAACCACAGGTAACTTACCCTCATTTCTTGCAGCTTGTGCTTGCACTTGCTTCCATAGACCTTCTAAGCCCATGTTTGCTCCTGCGCCGTTGGCAGAAAACTCTGCGATACCCATCGTCTTGTTATAGAAAGTTGCCTTAAAGCCACGCTTGAAATCGGGTGATGGTTGTGCTGCTTTACGACCCAAAGACTCATCAGGTTGGAATTCATAAACACCAACCGCAATGAGCATCCATCCAGTTTGCAAGTTCTCGTGGTCAAAGACAAACTTCTCTAGTGTGAATTCACCATCTTGGTTTGACCAAGCGTTAGCTTGGGGGGAGAAGCGGATGTAGTTGCCAGAGCCGCCAGAGTTTGAAAGGTTAAGGTTCATTTGAAGTTTCCTGTTTAAAGTTTAATGAAAAGTGGCTTGTGCCACGGGGTTGGGGGATTCATATTAACGATGTTTGTTCTTGCTTAGGTCTTACATCTTCAAACAATCTTGGTTGTGACATAGCTTGTTCTATGCGTTGGCAAGCAATGTCAAAGTATTTAGGTTCACGTTCTATGCCGATGAACTTGCGGCCTAGCTGAATGGCAGCTACACCGCAAGAACCAGAACCAAGAAATGGATCACAAATAGTTTTGGGAAATTTGGGAACTTGCTGAATTGACCACTTATAAAGGTCTACTGGTCTTTCGCAAGGGTGGTTTGTAAACTTTTTTGATTGAAATCCACTCCAAGGAATTTGTACCATTTCAACTTTTACACCCCAAGAAGTTGATGCAATGTCGCATTTGCTGAAATCTCGCATTGTTTGTTTTTTGTCCCAAATTAATGCGCCATGTCCCTCAAAACAATTAAAGTAATTAGCACCCCAAATGACTCTATGTGTGCTAATTTTTTTTAAGATTTCAAAAAATTCAGCTGATGGCACGAAATCATTCCAATTTACTTTTTCGCCACGCAAATTTCCTGTTTGTTGAATAAAATTCCCTACACCAAAAGGCGGGTCAGTAATCACCGCATCAACCTTTGGCAAGGTTGGCAGAATGTCCATGCAGTCCCCTAAGTACAGGGTTGCATCTCCGATTGTTTCGATTCTTGTATTCATGGGGTAGTGATTATTGGGTCAAACCTTTGTCTCGTGCAAGCGTTAATCCGCTAGATATGCGGGAAGTTAACGCTTCGAGGTTAGGCTTTTGGTCTTTTGTTAGCAGTTTCTCTGCCGCTGCAGGGGTGATGATTTCGGTCTTCGTTACTTCTCTTGGGTCAAGTCCCAAGGCAACAAGTCCAGCATAAGCCTCTTTCTCATCTGTCCACGACCTCAACGCTCGTTTAGGTTGCAGTTGCCACCCATCAATCACAGAGCCTGATTCCATGCGTTTTAAGGCGTGTTCTCTCACCGCCTTGATGTAGCCCTCAACCATGTCAAACTTAGTCAGCAAGACGCTGATTTGACCCTCTGTGAGCATCTCTACAGGTGGTGCAGTGGCAACTACCTCTGCGATGGTTGCTTGTGCAGGGCAGATAGTTCTAGCGTTGCAGTATTGGCAAGCAGAGTCAGAGGGTACGGGTGGGAATGCAGGGTTGAGGGCATTCTCTATTGCAGGGACTAGAACGTAGTGTTCCCAATCCACCAACTCTTGCGTTGTCATTGTGTGCTTGCGTACTTCACCATGATGGGGTTGGATGATCCACAACTCGACAGTATCAATGTCTTTGTAAAGTTGTTTAGCTTCTAAGGTTGCTAATGCGTAGAGTTTTAATTGTTCACTGTCAGCATCGACATAGCCTCTACCAGTTTTTAAGTCTGCAATGATGAGTTTGCGCCATGATTTGCAAATGCCAATAAAATCAGCAGTACCACCAACCTTGACCTGTGGAGTGTCTTGGTAGGGTAGGGATTCTTCTATAAGACCTTCACAATGCCATTCATGCTCGTTATATATATTAAAAATAGCGTGAAGGTATTGTTTAGCAAAATCACAGTTCTCCTCAGTCATTGTGATGCCTTCAACGACTGTGCCAACTAAGGTCATGGGGTCTGATTCATCCTTGAAGCAAATCTCTGCCAGCTTATGAATGGCAGTCCCGATCTTTGCCGCCTCGCCACCCTCTACATAGGGCATCAGTGCTGATAGTCTGGCAGAGGCGGGGCAGGCAATCCATCTAGATGCCGCTGATGCTCTAAGGCTTAGTTGTTTTGTTGCCATGATGCTCTTTCAATGTGGTGGTTTTCAATGAGTAGTTGATAGGCTATTTGCCTTGTCTCGTTTGATACTGCATGACCTAAATCTTCAGGGTCTAGAAGACGCTTGATGAAGACTACAGTCTGTTGGTTTTGCTTGCGTTCTTTTTCAAGTTGTGAGCCTAACCAAACGATATGCTCACGCAAGGTTTGCCGTTCTTTGTCATCCATGTCTTAGCCCCCAAGCGGCAATGAGTGCAGCATCTGCTCTGCCATCATCCTTGACCCGTTTGAACAGGTCAACATTCCAAGGAAAGACTTCCATTGCCCTTGCTCTAGCGCCATCCTTACCGCCTGAGACTCCCATAGCTTTTATCCAGACCTGTGGAAGAACAAGGGTGGTTTTGATTGATCTAGCGGCAATGACTCCCTCAATCGCACCAAGGCTTCTGCCAAAGCTAAAAACGCTGGTAACGCCCTGCCCACTTCTAGCAAAGACCCTCTCTATGTACGCTTCTTCAGGCTTAAACAGATCAATGATTGCGATAAGTTCGGGGATGGAAATCTGCCTCTTTGACTTCCCATTGCGGTCTAGCGTGACTGTGGGCATATCGACTACACCAGTTAAGGTTTCGCCTTGCATCATTGCTATAGCGCCATTTAAGCCTACGTCAATGCCAATAATGCGTCTTGGGGTGAAGACTGTGGTGGTCATTCTGTACGCCCATTCAAGGCTTCAATACGTTGCTGAATTAGGGAATCTACCGATTCTTCTAGCCGTTGTATTGAAGTCACCAATGGTATGGTTCTACCAGTGGCATAACGTGATACCTGTGATGGGTCAAAGCCTGCATAACGGGCAACATCAGTGATGGTGAAGCCAGCCTTCTCAGCTTTTTCCTTAATGTTTTCAATGGTTTGCATGGTTGGTGTGTTCATGGGTAAGGATTCTAGGGAACATTGGATTAATAAGTCAAGTGCTATCTGATTAAATACCCTACTGGAATGTGTGGGATTAAATAGGTAGGGGTTGACTAGATAGTCAAACGCTGTATGATTGGCAACATCAACAACGCAAACAGGAGTACATAAATGACAAGTCTTATAACAGTGCAAGTCGGTGAAAAGCAAGATAGAACCTATCGCATTGCGATTTCTAACCAGCCTAAAGTTTTTACAGTTAAAGGTGTTGGAAAGAGTTTTATGTTGTTTGATGGCGAACAACTTGTTCAGAGTTTTAAGACCTTGACCAAGTGCTGTGACTACATCAAAGAATCTGCAACAGCCTAACCCAACGGGGCGCAAGCCCCATCTTTCAACCTTAAAGGAGAATTGAAAATGACACAAACTACCACCATCACCGCAATCATCGCCAACAACGCATGGCTGTTGCGTTTGGTTGATGGGCCTTACATGAGCCTTGAACAAATCCAACAACACTTCCCTGATGCAAAACACCATCTTTCTTTTTTTAAAGAACATGGCGATGCTTGTGTTCAATACGTTATTCGTGGTAAGGACACAATGAAGTACGACTTCACACAACATCAGCAGTTTCAACTTTAACCAACCCAAGGGGGCATAGACCCCCAACCTCAAGGAGTACACAAATGAAAGAAACAATCCCCGACATCCTCGCCGCCGTTGCCATTGGCATCGGTCTTGCAATCCTCTTAGCCGCATGGTGGTCAACATGAGCATCGCACTAGAAATCACAGAACTTATCAACCGCATAGCGCCAGCTAAAGACATTGTTGGTGGCTTTATGAGCCGCAACGAGATCATTGAACTCATTGACAAGGTTGCCAATACTGCCGTTGCTATCGGCTGGACTCATGGCGAGAGCATGACAAGGAAGCGTCTTGAGAAGAAGATTGAGGTCATGGAACAGGAAATGGTCATCATCAAGGAACAGATGAAAGCTTTGGAACTCGACCTGTTAGTGGCTGAAAGCAAATGAATACCCTCATCAAGTTCATCATTGCCGCTGCCTGTGCAGCGTCTTTGATGTACTTTGATTCCCTAGATAACAAACCGGAGAAGACAAATGTGGGAAACAATCGTATGGGTAACAGTGATAGGGATTTCAGGGTTCGGATTGGGAATCTTCGTTTGCATCGGATTTGTGTTGTACCTACTAAACAAGGAACCAGACGAGTGAAGTGTCCAGTTTGCGAGTGGACTAGAACGCTTGATAACAGATATGTGTGCAAGAAGATTGAACGAGTCATCATTGCAACTCAAATAAAGAAAAGGAAAAATTATGGGATGGAGAGAACTAACCACCAAGTACGTTAGAGATTTACTCAGAGCCAAGAGCCCTTTAGAGGTAGCTGAAAAGGAACTGATTGAGGCACGACATTCCAAGATGCAGGGTGAGACTGCTGTCGAATACGCTCAATCAATTGTTGCGTACAACGATAAACGCATCTTTAGACTCACCGACCTGATTGCTGAGTTGAAGGGTGAATACTATGACAGATGAGGATGAAGCATTTAACGAGATTGAGAAGCAAAGTATGTGGCGCAAACGTGCCGTACAAGCTGCCATATCCAAAAACCCATATCGCAACCAAGTCATTGAAGAAGTAGCCAAAGAAGTTGAGAAGCTAACTGGCTTTGGTAAGGATACGATTGATGGCTTGACTATTTACATCAGGAACATGAAGACATGAAAGAAAAGACAGAGCAGGGTAGAGCCATCACGTTGAGACTCACCCAATCCGAATATGCTGAGTTGGTAAGGTTGGGCGGGACTAAGTGGATGAGAATGCTTCTGCAATTGAGTGCAGGGATTCAGAAAGAGATTAAGGGGATGAAGAAATGAATAAGCCAAAGAATGTTTTTGATTGGAAAGATGGGACTCCCTCAATCTGGACAAGGGACAAGGAGATGCGCCAGATCGCACAGGGTAGGGCATGGGGTCACGCTGCACAAGCTAAAATTGGACTTGAGTCCAAGCAACAAATTACTATCTATTCAAGGGCTAAACCAAGTAAATGATTCGCAAGATAAGAACCTTCTACGGGCGGCAGAATGGTCAACGTGGAAACAAGGTAACCACTGTAGATCATGGCGTAGCTTGGTTATGCGAGAAGTGTGGTGAGGTGATCTTGTATGAACACCTCACCGCTAAACACTTCTGTAGGCGGCTTATTAAGCCTGTAGACCTTGAAGGTATTGAGTCTTCCCCGCAACCTTAACGGCTGTGAGTTCTTGCTTAGTTAGCTTCTCTGGGTTATAGCTGCAATGTATCCACCCCGAATTAGGGTCACCTTGCACATAAAATTCAAGGATTAATTGACTGTACGTTAAATTATCCATTATCCATTGGGCTACTTCTGGATTGGATAAGCCCTCAATTTCAAAGTCAACTGCTTGACCTTTGCAATGGTCTGATGTCTTGCTGCCACCTACTGCTGGACTTGAATTTAATTCTGCACAACGAAAGCCAGATGAAATCTTCACAGGCTTACCAAAGTGGTCACGCACTGGCTGTAGGATGTTCTCGCATAACAAACGCAATGACTCAATCTGCTCATCATTAGGCGTGTTATCAATGTCTAGACGGGTTGCAGTCTCAGACTTGGTGAGTTCATTCAAGGTAAAGTTGGCAGATAAGTTCATTTTGTTCCTTTCAGGGTTTGGTAAACAGCGTTATAGGCATCTATGCAAGCATTCAATTGACGGGTGTTGGCATCTCCTTGGTCTGTGATGGAGACAAGAGATTTAGCAACCTCTCCGTCAAGTTCGGCGCTTGTTTGAACGCTATCTCTGGACTCAGCGGGGGTATCTGTGGCGGTATGTACGGGGCAGACGGGGGCTTTGACAGGGAGCCGCAACCGCAAAGCACCAGAGTCAATGTCAGCATTACGTTTTTGTTGAGCAAGTTTTGCATCTTGATTTGCCTTTTGAAGTTTGGTGGATTGTGTCTGTACAGCAGTTATAAGGGCTTGTTCTTTCACCCTAGCTTCAGCATTTAGGGCGGCAATCTCAAGTTGTTGACGAGCATTCTCATCCTCTGACCCCTTGAGATAACCACCACCAAAAGAGCCAACTACTGCCATCAGGATGCCCAACAGCACCCAAGGATTAAATAGGCTCATGGTGCGGGGGGTTCATCGTTGTCAATGGCTTCTGCCTTGGCACTGGCATTGGCTATTGCCTTAACACCAGACCTACCAGCTACACCACCTAAAACACCAGTAATGAACACCATGATGGTGCTAATCTGCTGTGTGTACACCTTATCAATAGCCGCCATACTGCCGTTCATGGGCTGTTGTACAAAAGAAACAGAGTACAGGAACATACCCATAGAAGCTAACAGAATGCTCACCAATACTACGATAACGAATGCCCATACTCTGACCTCAATCTCATCAGCACTCAGTCTATTATTAGGTTTATATCCAATGGTTGCCATCACTTCTTCTCCTGTTCGGTTTTAACTAACATCTCTGGGCAAGTGCCAGAAGCGGTACAAATTGGGGGTTTACATTCAGCATTAGACCAATTTAATGGGTCTTGGCAAGGATAGCGGTAGCGGTCATCACAGCCAGCTAACAGCACCAAAAGGATAGATAAGCCCCAAATACAATAAATGTTCATTTCTGCTTCTCTCTTTCAAGTTCTTTAATCACCTTTTGCACTTTTTCCTGCTGTTGTTTCGCTTCATGCTTTGCTTGCAATACATCCATGTAAAGCATACCTAAAACAGGTAACAACAATACGACAAGAATACAAGCAGCAATCCATCCCACTACGTTCTCCCAATCTTGCTTACCAGACCTATTACCATCCATAGGTATATTAGGAATAGGAAAGCTACCAACAGGTATGCTTGTTTTTCTGCTAGGAGTCGCTCCCTTTCCTTTCGTAGCCATGATTCTGCATCCCGCATCTTCCTTGCTTTTGCT